AGGACGGCCGCGCAGGTCTGGTTTTCCATGCCAGACCCTCCAGATAAACCTTTAAACGGGTTTATCATCGTCGGGCTTGTCTCCCAAGAGGGAGCCTTGCCCACCTTCGTTGAGTAGTGGACACAGTCAGACCTGACTGTGATGAAGTTGACCGGGTATCTGTCGATTAAGACATTTTTCCGGCGTCTCTCCATTGTTCCACTCCCAATATGCCCCTTGAGGAACGCGATCAACAACCCAGAAGGATTGAACCTAATGGGTTTATGACCACGCGGCACAATGATGCTTTCGGACTCGGAATGTATAAAGATACGTCTTGCCCTCGGGACCCACCTCTTGTAAGAGATAGTTCCGTTGGAATCAAGATAATACCTTTTAACATCTTTGAGTTCGGGCACCCAAATGCCACAATCGGCTGACTCCCACGGAGGAACCTCGTAAAGAGGGACCTTACGTCGGAGCAAGCCTTGTGTCTTCGGTAACGGTATTCCCGTTACGTGCGACCAAAGGCTCAGACGATTTATCAAGGAGTATAAGTCCTGCGGAGAGTCCAGTTTCTTAGCGAAGACTGGTCTCACGTTGATTCCTTTGTAGAAATCAGCACCGCATGACTCCCGAAACGGACCTTCAAGGAAGGTCTTTTCGCTGTTCACCTCGAAGCCGAGGAGTTTCAAAAGACGTAAAACCTTTCCAGCTATCACAGCTGGGCAGATAATATCGTCTCCGTTCACTCCCCATTCCCCCAGTCTCTCCCCAAAAGGAGATTCCAAAGGGAAGTCGGCGACTTGGCTAGCAGCGATGACGACGGCGCTAAACAGGACGGTCTGCAAAGGGAACGTAAAAGCGTTCCCCATAGTAGATATCATGTGAAGCGTCAACGAGTCCCCGTTGGGGAGCTGAGATACAGGACACCTAAAAGACGTTAACATAGCCATGAACTGGCTAGGAAAAACGTTTTCAAGCATCTTGATGCTCAGTGAGTCGGACGCGGATGACAGGTCAATAGTAACCAGCTGGTTACTACGATTGCTGAAATCCGTTCGAACATGACGTTCGGATCCGATCCTCGCGAGTTCTCTATTCTTCATCTGCTGAAGGCTTAGGTCAATTCCGAAGAATGACTTTAGCCGATCCTCCAAGAGGCTTTTGGCCCCCTGTTGGTAGAACATGTTCAAAACAGGTTCTATGCAGATGACTCTAGAGATCTCATCGTTTTTCGGTACGAAGGTAAGACGATTCCCTACGACTATACTAGGCGACCCAAACAGAGAGCACCGAGTTTCCTCGGCTACCCTCCAATCTGGAAAACGCTTAATGTAGTTCGCGTAAACGCGATAAAGACCTTCCGAAGTTGAGCTGAGTTTAGATGCGAACAACTTTGTGTAAAAGTCGTTCATATCTGCCTCAAGAGACTTACCCGGGCCAAGGTCGCCGTGATCAAGGATATGATCATAGCAATCGAGGACGGGAGAGTATCTGTTGGAAGAATAAGCCCTTTCGGACTTATAATTTACGAACTTTTGCAGGACATCACGAAGATGGCCAAACAGAAATTCGTCTT